TACCTCCTTCCATTCTTGAGATATTGGTTAAGAATTCCTTTTCTTTATCATCTAACGATAAACCTCTTGACATAAGAGAAATTGTTGCCGATTGTCTTTCAGCTGACTTGATGGATGATTTTGTCAATTCTTCCATTGAAACTCCCATAGCGTCAGCCATTGCTTTAGCTTTTCTTAAATTTATACCTATAACTTCAAATTTACCTCCCTCTTTATTAAATGTTGTTAATGAGGATGCGGCACCAATTAATGCGTCTTGTATACCCTCAACATTGTTAGTTGCATTATACATCATTTTTAATGGGTCACCTAAATCACCAATCGCACCACCTATAGCCATTAAATTTGCCGCCATGTCGATTGCCCCTTCTGGGTCCATAACTTTTTTTGCAATTGTGAAAGTCTCTTCCATGTTTATTTTAAACTCAATTGATTTTTGAACCATTCGAGTTAGCCCGTCAACACCATTTTTAAAACCATATTGATTAATTTTAGATAAATTGTTATTTACGTCTGACACGACTCTCCTACCTATTAATCCCAATTCCATTGAACCCTTAAACGATTTTTCAATTTGTTTAAAACTTGATTCAGCACCAATACCGATGTCGCTAAAATTTTGTATAAATCCCGGAACTTGACTTAATTCACCTATTGCGGCTCTAATCGTAAATCTACTACGTTCCAAAACATCTGCACCCAACATTCCCATTGTCCCCGTATCTTCTGTTATTGAGATAAGGGTATCCGCAACGTCATCGAACCCATAACCAATATCAACCATTTTAACCGATGCATCTTCAATATTATTTCTGAAATCAATAGTCATATCACCGGCCATACCTAATTGACTATTAATCTTATTTCTTAATCCAATTTCTTTTTCGGTAAAAAATGTTATTTGTTTTGTTGCCGCAAGAATAGGTGCAAAAACCGTAGCATCGAATGTACCTATTAATTTATCCCACGCTGAACCTTGTTTAGCTAGGGCGTTTATAACATTTGATACGTAATCGCCCAAATCACCTGCCTGTTGCAATTCAGTATCCGATAGAGACGTTGCTCCTTGGGGGATATTTTGAAGACCCGATATGGTTTTCACCGTTTCTCCAGCATATGAACCAACTTTTTCGGCAACAGATGATGCGGTCGTTTTAGTTGATATACTTTTAAAGTTGTCCCACATTGCACCAGCATTTGGGTCATTATTCATTGCCCGTATAAATCCGGATTTATTGTTACTATAATTATTAAAAACGTCTATTAGTGATAATGCCATACCTATAAATACAATTATTTACTATTTTCTAATTCAATTAAATAGTTAACATAATACCTTCTAATATAAATTGGCATATTAAGAATATCCCCATAAGAGAATCCTCGTTTAACTAAAAATAATATTTCATCTAATTGTCCTTTCTTATAGTCCGTAGAAAGGGCGAAAAAACTCTACCCCGAATCCTATTATAATTTGGATTATATCTCCTGACGGGGTGGTAATTTTTTGAGTTAAGTCAACTCCTGGTTTATTTTCTTTAATAAATTTTCTAAAATCTTGTGAATCTTTGATAGGTAGTCTATCAACAAAGTTTCTAATATTCATTAAATCTTTGTTTCCGGCAACAGATTTAATCATCATTTCAAGTTGTTTAGTGACAATTGGTGCAACACCATTCCCATTCCAACTCTTTTCAATTTCTTGAATTTCTTTTTCCTGTTTATTGGTTAAGAACTTGAACGTAATGTCAACTTTACTCTTTTCCATGTGATACTTAAATTCGCCGTTTGAATCTGCTTCCAATGTAAAGTCTTTATACTTTAATTCACTTAAATCGATATTCAATGTGAATTCTTTTTCAGTCTTAGGGTCAATCATGGTGTATTTGTAATCTGTACCAAATGCGGTATTTCTTAAAAATATTAAAATTGCTTGTTTATCCTCCTCACAAAGTTCTTCAATATCAAAGTCTTTATCTAAGATTTTTCTTTTTAATAATTCATCAATCATCTTACTACTAGCCAATAAATTAGCAGATGATAAAATGTTTTCATCTGCCGCAGTTAAATAAGATACTCTTAGTGATTTTTTTTTGTTTTCGTAATGAATACCTCTTGAAGGTAGTTCCACAACATCATATTGTATTGTGGGGTCAATTCTAAATTCTTCCATAATTTATTTTATTATTAATTTACGAAATTTTTATAAAAAAGTAAAGGTTATATTATGTTTTTGAATTGAGTGACCTCTTAATGAATTTATTCCATCACATTCTTTTTTACATATTTTACAAATAAAAATTCCCATATAAATAAATATACGGGAACTTATCAATATTGTAAATGGATAGGTGTATTTTAATGTAAAATACAATAAAATACCAACAATAAAACTAGTAAACTTGGATACATCTATCCATTCTTAAACCAGCTTGGATAGTTGCTATATCATCTCTTGAGTAATCTAAATCCCCAAAGTTTAAGTTTGTTAAGAATGTTCCTTGAAGAATCCATTTTTCAACTACAACACCCGTTGGGTCCAACATTTCTAATTCAATATCTTTTTTATAACCAGCAGCATATCCCATACGACCTGTTACTGACTCCGCATGTAAACGAAACCATTCCATTAACGCTTGTGACGCTGAAGGACCAATAGGGTCTTTAAACGTTACTGACATTTCTTCCCACTCAAATCTACCGGCAACATAAGTTGATGTATTGATGAACGGTATTGCTACTGAAGTAATTTTTGCTTTTGGTCTGGACGTTGCCGATACATACCATTCGTTGATACCTAATGAAGAAGGGAATCTCAAGATGAATCGGTTAACTCTTTTCGGTTCGTATGGAACCGGCATTTTCATTAATAAATCTGCCATGTGTATTTTTTGGTTTTAATTTTTTTATTTACTTTCTTATAAATATACTCTTATTTAAAAAATATTTTTATTTATTAGAAATACTTGATTTTATCAATTATTTTTCGTATTTTTTCTCTATACTAGCACTGGATTACTAGAAATTAATAATCTAGATTAATAAATAACTAGAAAATAATAAACTAGATTAATAATAAACTAGAAAATAATAAACTAGAAAATAATAAACTAGATTAATAAATAACTAGAAAATAAAATACTAGTACTAGTATACTGGGGCATATATACTGGGATTATAAATTTATAATTTTTATACTTTTTTTGTTTCCCGTGGAACATATAAGTTGGGAAGGTTTTTACACCTTCCCTTTTTAATTTATTAAATATTATCAAATGAAGCTCCTGTTGGGGTTATCACAAACTCAACATCAATAAATTCAAGTGAACGAGTAGGTTTAATAAATATTTTACCTCTCAATGTATTTGCATCTATATCAGCTGGGTCACTAGAAACCGTTACACGGAAATCATAAAGACCTCTTTCTCTCTTAATTGCATCCAATATTGGGTTAACCAATCTCAAGAACTCATTACGAACTTGTTCGTCATTTTGTTCAAATACCAATCTAACCGCAACCGCAGAAATTAATTTTCTTGCTCTTAATAGTAATCTTCTTACGTTGATTCTATCAAGTGCCGATTCTCTTACTTGAAGAGTTTTGTTACCCCAAATAATTGTACCAGTATCAGAGAATGTTGCAATTGGATTAATTCTATTTTTATAAAGTTCATCTCTTTCGTCAACTGTTAATTTCTTAACTGCTTTAATTGATTTAACTAAACCTCTTGAATAACCGGCAACTGCAAACCAAGGGAAAGAAACATTATCTGTTAATGCTATATTTCTAACAACTTCACCTGTTGGTGGAATATAAAGTTGAGTTGCGTTATCCACATCTCTAATTTGAATCCAAGGGAAGTAAGTAGCCGAATAGTTTGTATCCATTGCTACACCATCTAACGCATTTACTACCTCATCAACTGTACTATAATTAGGTGAACCAATTATATAAAGTGAATCTGCTCTATCTTGTTCAACCATATCAACTGAGTAAGATGTTAATGAACTATGGTCATAGAAATTGATACCTGGTGTTGCAAATATGTTAATATCAATAGCTTCAGGATTTCCAAAAGTATCAATACCTTTTATGTACGAATAGTAGTCACTATTTCCTGATGTTGTACTGAATACCCCACCATTGGTTGTGTTACCTGAAACATATGTTTTCTTACCAAAGATGTATCCATCTCCATAAGTTCTTGTTGTTCTATAGATATCCCAACCATCAAATCCACCACATAAAGCAAAAGTAAATTTACGATAATTGATATTTGTTAAGAAGTTATTTGCTCCTGTTTGTCCTTCTAAGTCATAAGGTGTTGTTAAGAATGTTGTACCGGTATTGATTGTAGATGCGTTTGTTGATAAATGGAAACCTTTAGTTAAATTAACTGAGGTTTTTCCTTTATATTTTAATAAATCGTCGTCATAACCTGTTTGAGTTGAAAAACCTAAACATACTTTTCTAACTTTATCACCTGAAGTTGTAATCGGCGAACCGTCTTGACTATATCCTGTTGTGTCACCAGCGTCGTAGTATTCTGTTTTGTACATAATAGAACCCAAAGTAGATGAACCTCCGAAACTATCGTCACTTACAAATCCTTTGAAACCAGCAGGATAAACATCAGTTGGATGATTATTAGCCATATTCAACATAATGTACTTTGAATTTAAAGTATATTCACCATCAGATGTACCAACTTTTTTAGCTATGTAACCCGGTAATTCTGGATTCAATGAACATCTTGTGTATTTTTCAAGAATAACCATATTATCGTCAGTGTCATAATAGTCACGAACAATCATATCAAATTCAAATGTGTCTACGTTGATATTAATAATTGAAACTTTTAATAAAGTGTTTGCCATTTCACCATCTGAAATTGTGATAACTTCAAATAAATCTGAAACAATACCACCTCTTACTTCGGAAACAACCGTTGGTGACATTGGAGTATCCCATTCTGTTAAGAAATTATTGGTTTCTATATTGTAAACTTCAGTTAAACTGATACCTCTAACATAACCTTGTTGGAAAGCTTGTAACAAATATTTTGGATATGATTCATAAACATAAATTGGAATTTCACCTTTTAATTTATCATACACATTTGTACCTAAAACTTTACTAACATATTTTGTTGAACTTGTGTCCATACTACATGTAAATGATTTTACTCCACTTGTTGACCCTGTTACATTGATTGTAAATTCAGATAATGGATTAGTAATTAAATCTGAACCAGAAATATTAAAATTAGAATCTGTTGTAACTTCTAAATTTAAAGTTTCTCCAACATATGAACCTCTTGGTCTGAAGGCAGCAACAACTCGACCATCATAATCACTATATGTAGTTGCAGTATATGTATATCGTGTAGCATCAAATCTACTCGTTCCACTATTGTAAATGAATAGGTATGAATAAACTTCAGTACCGGCAGTATTAACTAATGTATTATACCACTCTTTTGCATTATAATTATTTGCGTTATTTAATCCGGTTAACGGTGAAATAACTTCAGTTCCCGTTAAACCTGATGTTCCCGAAAGAGGGACATTACCTAAAACAAACCAATTTCCAGTATTACCTGATGTAAAACCACTATAATTTGTAACAATATAGTTAGTAATTGTGGTACCGTCGTAAGCTTTCTTATCAGATAAGAAACTGTAGAAGGTACTACCTGTGACACCTGTTGTTGATGGAATTGTTGTTCCTGTCGTTGTTCCACTTAATGAACCAACTGAAACACCACCGATTGTTTGAATCGCAAATGTTTTACTTGGTTTATATCCTGTTAAACCAAGAATTCTTGTTACAAATAATTGATTTGATTCTTGAAGATATGCCTTCGATACGTAAGGTAATTCATATTTAGGATTACCCCCACCATCTTTTTCTGGTGACGTTCCTCCAAAATATAATTTGAACTCGTCGAAATTGGTTATTAAAATTGGTTCGAAAGCTGGTCCCTTTAAGGTCTCACCAACTAACCCCAATGTACTTACCCCAACACTTTGTGCTACGAAGGTTAAGTCTACTTCCGATGTATACACACCTGGAGATACAAAAACTCTATTTGAATTTGCCATTTTTTTCTTGTTTGGTTAATTTATTTTATTACTTTTATATAAATATCTTTATTTTTAGCAAAGATTTCCTCACTTCACTAAAAAAAAATACTTATGGATACTAATTTATCTTTTAGTATCGATATTTATCTTTATCATGGAAAATACTACCAAAAACATTAAGGTTAGTGAAAAACACCACAATATGTTGAAAGAATATTGTGATAAAAAAGGATTGAAAATTTATAAAATTGTTCAGAAGTGGATTGATGAAACCTGTAAAGAGGAAAAATTAACAGAAATCCAAAAGAAAAAAGATATCTACGGAGATTAAATTTTAAGTTTGAAAATTTGAAGTTTTTGTTGTTGTAAAATTAAAATTACTTCTACCTATAGTATTAACTGTTAATCCACTAAAAACACTAGTCTTACTTAAACCCGAATAAACACCACCAACCGTATATTCGGTTGTCCCTGAAATTTGTTTAGGTTCAATAAATAATTTAACCGGTATTGTTACTGTACCGCCGGTTGTTACACCCAATAAATCATCAAATGTAATCTCAACTGTTTTATCGACTTTACGTGATGCGACTACTGAATATTGTGAAACAATTGAACCACTTGAATAGGAACTTGTTATTGATAAATTAATTTCAGGTCTTGGAGTTCTACTTGAACTCAAATCAGTTTCCACCATGGTTAAAATTCTATTGATTGCCGGTTTAACTTCAAACTCCTCTTCATCAATTAGAAATCCTAACATTGTAAAGGTGTAATTTTGGATGTAAAACCTTCTACCATCCAAAGTATCCATCGGGGTATTATCTTCGATTCTATCCAATACTATGGGGATATAATGACCTTTTACGGACGTATATGATTGGCGAGATGAGAATTTTTGTAAAACAACCTTATTAAATTTGTTTATGTCTCTAAATTTAGTACAAACAATTGTAACATCAAAAGTGATGTCCACCGCAATTGGTTGTGGAATTTTGTAAATGTCAGCACCAAGTTGATTACCGTCCCATGTCGGAACACTCGCATAAAAAAATTCTCTTCTATCGGGAATTGTTCTTTGTAGTGCCGGATTTGTTCCAAATTGAACATCGGGTTTTCTTACAATTGCAACAAATGGTAATTTAATGTTACCATCATCATCCGAAAATGTCCAATTATTTGTAAACTCACCCCATCTTTGTATTGTTAATATTTTAGGAATGATAGGGATTTGATTACCGTCAGATACAACCTTGAAATTTTCTTTAACAAAATCAAGCATACCCAAATCAAGGTCATCATGTAAAACCGATTCAGGTAAATAAG